TTTTCCGCGTCGGCCGCGGAGCAGGTTCTCCAGGGGTACGCCCGGGCCGGACAGGCCTGGGGTGCCCTCTGTTACTTCGCGGGCGAGCAGTTCGAGGAGAAGAAGCCCAAGAAGGACGGGGAGAAGGACGAGGACGACGAGGCCAAGGGGAAGGCCGTCGCCGGGAAGGGCGAGGGCGGCGAAGGGGAAGCCGCCGCCGGCAAGAACGTAACCGCCGGGGCCGAAGGTCAAGAGGTCCAGGCGGATGAGGAAGAGTCCAAGGAAATCTCCGAATCGGAAGGGAGCGACGTCATGCCGAAGATCCTGGAATGCCTTCAGGCCATCGCGAAGCAGAACGAGATCATCCTCAAGCACTTCGCCGACCAGGCGGCCCCGGGCACCCCGCCCGCGGACGCTCCCGTGATCGAGCCGAAGCCGGCCCTCCAGGCCTCCGCCGCGGCGGCCGAGTCGCTCGCCCTCAAGGCCACGGTCAACAAGCTCCAGAAGGAGCGCGACGTCGAGAAGAAGGTCAAGGTCGCCTTCGCCGGGCTCGCCAGCTACAACCTGGCGCCCGACGAGGAGCCCAAGCTCGTCGCCGTCGCGATGGACTCCGCCGATCCCGACAAGGTGATCGCGCGCTTCGTCGAGACGGTCACGAAGTACGCCCAGAAGATGCCGAGCCAGGACCCGCTCCACGGGGCGGCCGGCGACGCGCCTCCGGAGGTGAAGATCCCCGAGGGCACCCCCGACGAGGTCCGGGCCTACGCGGCCAAGGGGCCCAAGGTTCTCCAGCGCGCCATCGAGGTGTCGGCGCAGTACGACAACTGCCGCGAGATGGGGGCGATCCCCGCGGTCATGACGAGGACGGAATTCCTGGGCTACCGGGTCCGGTAGCCGCGGGCTTTTAGGAACGATGGTTTTTAGAGCGAGGGACTGACCATGGCTCTTGCAGCGAACGCGAACTACACGGTCCGGGACACCGTCCAGCTGGCCTGCCAGGCCGTGAACGCCGCCGAGCTCTACAACGGCGCGTACCTCTACGGCGGATCGCGCGACCACGCGACCGCCATCAACCGCGGGCGCCTCGCGCCCTGGAGCGGCGTCGCGGGGCAGATCCCGCTCGGCTTCGCCTCCAAGCGGGCCACGGGCAACACGGCCCTCGTGCCCATCACCGAGGGCGAGGTGGACCTCGGCGGCCGCGTCATGAAGAACATCGCCGTGACGGGCCTCGGCGGGACGATCGCGGACAACTTCCGCGTGGTCTACGCCACGGACGATAACACGTTCACGCTCGTCCGGCCGACCCCGGGGCACCCCGTCGGGATCGTGACCCGCTTCATCTCGGGCACGAACTGCGACGTCTACTTCCTCTCCTTCGGCGAGCTGTGCGTCCTCGGCATGTCCGGCGCGGGCCGGGAGTCCTGGCTCGTGGGCGTCGTGAACGGGATCTGCTCGACCGCCGACCACGCGACGGGGATCGTCGCGCCGCATCACGGCCGCATCCTCTCGACCTACGGGATCGTGTTCGAGCCGATCACCGACGTGGACGCCAACGCGACCATCCTCCTCGAGATCGGAGGCGTGAACGTGACCGGCGGCGTGGTCACCTTCGACTTCGCCGACATCCTCGGGGCCAAGAAGGCGGGCACGGCGGTGACCGCCACGGAGGTCTTCCACGAGGGCGACCTGATCGACATCGAGGTCACCCAGGTCACCGCCGGTACGGCGATCGACGGCTACATGGCTCTCTACGCGGACGTGCTCCTGGAGCCCGGACTGTAATTCGCGGTCCCTGATCGGGACCCGTTGGAGGAACGACCATGGCTCTTAACCCCGTCCAGGCGAACGCGGCCCTCACGGCCGGACTTCAGGCGACCTTCGCCCACACCTACGCCGAGAGCATGAAGCCCTCGGTCGACCGGATGCGCCTCGTCATGGACCTCGACCAGGCCGCGACCGCGCGGGTGACGCCGCTGGGCTACTTCGGGTCCGCGGAATACCCGGAGCACTGGCCCTACGGGGAGGACATCCCCGAGGGGACGAACGAGGCCATCGGCTACACCGTGACGATCCGTCGCTGGGCCAAGCGCATCAAGTGGTTCCGCGACGACGTCACCGACGACCTGACGTACACCCTGAAGCAGCGCGCCACGCAGCTCGGGGAGCACTACGGCACGCTCCACGAGCGGGTCTTCTTCCAGCTCCTCCAGGGCACGGTCGATCCGCGCCTTCTGCCCGCAGTCCCGAACGCTCCGGACGGCGCGGCCTTCTTCGCGACCGTCGCCGGCGGCGTAAACCGCTTCGGCGTGGCCAGCGGGAACCTGCTCACCGGGAACGGCGTGGCCGACGTCGCGAGCATCCTGCGCGACTACTACCTGGCGATGGCGCAGTTCGTCCGGATGCTGGACACGAAGGGCCAGCCGCTCCATCAGCCCGGCGTGGGGGACCGCGGGGTCCTCGTCATCTACGGAGCGGCGAACAAGGAGATCTTCGAGCGCGCCTTCTACGGCTCGATCCAGCAGGGCGTCTGGGCGGGGATCTCGAACCCCGCGAAGGACACCGGGAAGAACTTCACCCTCTGGGAGACGAGCCGCATCACGACGAACGACTGGTTCGTCTTCCTCACCGGCTCGGCGCTCAAGGCGACGGCGGAGTTCACGAAGCTGGCCCTCGAGCAGACCGAAGCCGACTGGTCCAACAGCGACGAGGCCCGGACGCAGGACATCGGGTACATCCAGGCGAAGGCCCGGTACGGCTACTGCATCAACCTCCCGTACCAGGGAATCCAGGTACACCAATAGGCGAGGCAGGCAGCGTAGGCCTCCGAGCGTGTAGGAGGCCGGTTTCCACGGCCGAAAGGCCGTGACCGTTTGACGGTAATTGAGGAGGTGGATGATGCCCGAGCAAGAGACCGTAGTCCCGAAGGCCCAGGCGAACCCTTACGATCTGCTTCCAGTCCCTCCCGACCAGGTCGGCCATCCCTACTGGTTCGGGACTCTCCCGACCTGCCCGCAGTACAACGTCGCCATCGGCGGGATGATGTTCCACCGATACACGGACCCGCCCGTGGGGACCGAGGCCGAGACGGGAGAGACGAAGCGCGCCTACGGGAAAGGCTCCGTCGAGAACCTGACGCTCCGCCAGATCGAGGCGATCAAGGCGAACCTCAAGAACAAGGTCGTCCGCTTCCACGGCAACTCCGGCCGCGGGTCCATCCACAACTCGGACAACGCGAAATTCTTCACGCCACTGTCCGACGATCAGCCGCTCGCCCGGCACGTCTATCTCGTCGCCTTCGACCAGCAGACCGTCGGGTTGAGGTCGCTACCCCAGGGCGGTTATCCGCCGTCCGTGTACGAGATGGCTGGCGGGGCCCCGCTCTCCACTCCGGCCATGAGGCCGCAACCGGACATCGCGCCCGAGGTCGAGGACCTCGATAAGCCGGAGACGATGAGGCACCGGCCGCCCCAACTCAGCGAAAGAAGGAAATAGATGGCTCCAAGCCGGGCAGAGGTGGAGACCCAGTGGAAAAACTCGGTCAAGCTCCTCCATGAAGCCCGGCTCTTCGGGAGCGTCAACGCCCAGAACTGGGTCACGCTCCAGGATACCCTCGACCAGTCGGTAGAATCCGACTACGCCGCGGCCATCCTGTCCTCGGTCGCCCGGTCGAGGTCGTACCTGGCCGCCCTGCTCTCCAACGACAACGCGGCGAACCAGCTGTTGCCCCACCTGCGTTCGTACTGCCGGCACATCGCGAACACCCCGGAGGCCTCCGACGCCCAGTCGATGGCCGACCGGCTCATCCAGTACATGAGGGACAACGCCTTCACGGTCAACGCCCGGGAGTTTACCTTCGGGGCCCCAGCGGCCGGCGGCGGCATAGTCGGGACCGGGGCGATCCTGCGATTGAACGTCGACGACTACGGGTTCTCGATCGAGTCGCAGCACGCCGACGCCAAGACCGCGAAGTGCAAGTTCGACCAGACTTCAGGGACGGCCAAGCACGAGGAAATCTTCGAGTTCCGCGGCCAGTCCCCGGGACAGGACGGACTCCAGCTCTCCGGCTCGGGGAAGATGAAGTACATCGCGTCCCTCTCGGCCCGGCAGTCGTTGCTCTCCAATCCCAGTTTCAGCCAGATCGGCGGGACGTACGCGGCGCCGACCTCGCTCACGGGCTGGACGTCCTCCATCACCGTCGACTCTACGGGGTATACCCTGGACCCGGTGAACTACTACCGGGACTTCAAGGGCGACTCGATCCCCTACGCGCTCAACATCAAGCTCACGGCCTCACTCCATCAGCACTTGAGCCTGCTGTCGACCTCGCTCCGTTCCGACGTGCCGTATATGCTCCAGGTCGCCTGGAACCGCCAGGTCGGAGCGGCCACGGGAACGCTCGTGGCGAGGATGGGGGCCGTCAACAACAACGTGGTCGTCGCCGCCCAGGCGGGATGGCAACTCCTGCGGGTCCCCGTCGCGTTCGGGTCCAACAACTGGTATCGGGCCTTCAAGGAGAACAATCTCGACATCTCGCTCGAATGGACCCGCACGGGCGGGGAACTCCTCATCGACGACGTCCTGCTCGTCCCCGCGACGAGCTTCGACGGCTCGTGGTACTGGGTGCTTGGCGGCGCGACGCCCTTCTCGTACGACGATTACTTCACGTGGGCCGATACCGAAGTCGGCTCCATCCTCCAGTATTGGTTCTGGCGCGCGTACGGGCGATATTTGCCCGCCGTGACCGGGGCCGCCGAGACCTGGACCGATCCATAGAGGTGCCTGAATGTCGCAGACGAGAAGGCGGGTGGTACGGCTCGTCCCGGGCGTCAACTACGTCGCCGCGGCAAACCTGGCGGGCGGGGATGTCGTCCCGCCGCTTTCCTGCGCCTACCAGATCGAGGTCGCGGTGGACTCGAACGTCACCTTCTACCAGCGATACGTCGCCCAGAACATCGAGATGAACGAGGGGGTCGCCCTCCAGGCGAACAAGTCGTACACCTTCGAGATCCTGGCGGACCCCGCCGACACGACGATCGGCTTCAGGTTCTCCGCCAACTGCGTCATCCAGAAGTTCATCGTCCACGAGATCACGGGGGACGTCTCATGATCGGACCCGCGCAGGGAATCAAGGGCCTCTCCAATCTCCTGGGGATGAACCATCTCCAGGTCAACATCGACTTCGCGGTGGCCGCCTGGAATACCGTCCTGAGCCACGAGGTCTTCACCGTCACGGGGCTCGTTCGGGCCCTCGTGATCTACAGGATCACGGGCGACCTGGCGGGCGGGGCCGGTGCGACGATCCAGTTCGGACGCGAGGGCGACACCGACGCCTACAACGTCGCGAGGGTCGTCACCGAACTCGACGCGGGCGAGGTCGTCAGCCCCATCGCGGCGAATACCCCGGTGGGGGTGATCGCGTTCGAGGACTTCTTCGGAGACGCGGCGAACCTGGCCGACCTGATCCTGGACGGCCTGGACCTCGGCTACGAGATCGCCGTCAACCCCGCCACGGGCGGAGCCATTCAGGCGCACTGCTTCTGGACGCCTATTTCGACGGACGGCCTCGTGGCCGCCGGCGCAGGGGGCGCCCTGTAGAAAATAGGGTCACAGGCAGGAGGAGGTGGACGATGGCGAAAGTCTTGGAGCTCACCGCGGCGCAGGGCAACTACATTTTCCGATTCTCGCACGTCGTGCAGTTCCCCGAGAAGATCGGAGAGAAGGCGACGTTCAACCACCAGCAGCGCGCGACGTTCAACAAGGAGATCGGCGAGGTTTACAAGGCGCTCAAGCGCGAGAGTGAAATCTCCCGCCAGAAGAGCAAGCTCTTCTTCGGCCCGGCCAAGTGGTACGACGCGAAGAACGCCGTCCCCAAGGGCGACGATCCCTCCATGGCCGAAGATGACGGCGAACGGTACAGCCTCAAGGACGAGTTTCGCCATGCCGCGCATCCCGTGACGATCAACTCGAACGCGCGGAACGGGCTCTTCAGGATCTATTACCTGTTGACCCATCCGGACTCGAAGAACGTCCTCGGGCCCGGCGTCCAGGAGGAGCTTGTCTGGCCGGTGGCCGAGAAGGTCCGCTGCGTCAAGGCTCTCGAGACCGCCATCGGGCTCTCCGAGAACCAGACCATCAAGATCGTCTACGACGACGACGACGCGGAGCCGGAGGCCGAGACGCCGAAGGAGGCCTCGAAGCCCACGCTCGCGAAGCCCGAGCCGGTGCCACAGGAAGAGACCGTGGAGGCATAACGTGGCCCTTATCGACCGCGTCCAGGAGCGCTTCTCGGTCCCGTTACTGGTCGGGCTCACGAACGTCGAGACCCCGGGGGCGACGACCGTCAACGCCGTCTACCTCGCGCGGCTCTGCGACGACGCCGAGGCGGAGTTCGCCGACCGCGTGGGCCAGACGTACGACGAGACGATCCGGTCCCACGTGAAGTGCGCGTGCATGATCGTGAAGATGCTCGCCTGCGAGTACGGCGCCGCGGCCGACGAGGCGATGGACACTCTGCGGGAGCGCGTCGAGAAACTCTGCGAATCCGTCGCCCAGGTGAGGGCGCGGGACCGCATCTCGCCGAAGTCGTCCTCCGATCTCACCCCGTCCGAGGAAGTGACCAGCTCCCGGACGGTCGAGCCCAAGTTCGACGACAGCCAGTTCGAGGACCTTATCCCCGATTCGGATTCCGTGACGGAGGACCTCGACTGATGGACCTGGGAGGCGGGGCCGAGATCGTCAATCGCGGGATGTTCCTCCGCCTCGAGCGCTCGCTCTCCAGGCCGGAGATTGCCCTCTCCCGGATCGGGGCCCTCGTGACGTCGAGGTCGCAAAAAGCCTTTGACTTGCAGGCCCGATTCGGGCGACCATGGCCCGATAGATGGACGCCCAACGTCCCCGGAATCCTAAGCGACCTCGACCGGGGCGTGTCCGTAAAGGAGCGCCGCTTCAAGCCCCGCCCGGTGCTCATGGACACGGGCCGCCTCCGCCAGTCGATCCAGTGGCGGATCGAGTCGGCGGATACGGTGGCGATCGGGACCAACCTCCCGTACGCGAAGAAACATCAATTCGGCCTCGCGGACTCGATCACCGTGACGCAGAGGATGCGGGACGGGCTCGCCAAGTTCCTGAGAAGCGGGAAGGGTTTGGAAGTAAAACGAGCAAAGGCCATGCGCCGCAATCTTCGGAGCTGGATAAAGAAAAGTCCGGGGACCTCCGGAAGCCTGGCACAAAAAGTGAGCGAATTATCCGGCTTCATCAAGGAGCACGGAAAGGGGAGGGGCGCGAAGTGGAGGGAGGACCTCGGGTGGATCTTCAGTATGAAGACCATCGACTTCATCATCCGCAAGCGCCCCTTCATCGGGGTGGACGAGCAGGACAAGAGGGATATCCGACTGATCATCCGTGGAGAGCTGCCGGGGAGGAAGTAACCCGGTTTGCGATATGCACGTTCGAGGATTGCCATGCAGGAAGGCACGATAAGTGCAAGGGCGACGAGATGCAGGGCGGCGTGATGCTGTTCTGCACCTGCGAGTGTCACGATGATACATGACGTAAGACGGATTCTGGCGGTCCCCGGGAAACTCTGCACCTCGCCCACCGACTTTACCACGGCCTACCCCCACGGCGGCACGGCCCTCGGAACCATCCGCGACGCCCAGATCATCATCGAGCAGCCCTACCAGTTCATCATCGCCGAGGAGTACGGGAATGCTCGATACGAAGGGGTCATCACGGGCGAGGGGGTCGTCTTCGGCGCCACCCTCCTCTCGTGGGACAAGGATATGCTGGCGAAGATCTTCCCGAATACGTCCGTCGGGGCCGTGAGCGGGAAGACCGTCGTCACTTCCCCGAGTACCATCAGGCCCGGCGAGCCGATGTCCTCCAGGGCGGTCGCCCTCTGTTTCTCTCCCGACGACCCGGATCGGAATCCCGGGCTCCTCATCCGGAAGGCGATCCCGGCGATCAAGGAGACCTCCGAGCTCTCCTGCCGGATCGACCAGGAATTCGGGATCCCCGTCCTCTGGTACGGCATCCGGGATGCCTCGGATCGCGTCTACAGCGTCGGGCTCTTGAGGGATATCGTGCTGCCATGATCTTCATGCCCAAAAGCGCGAAGCTGGAGATCCCGGAAGCGGGCCTCGAAATCCTATACCGCCAGATCGAGCGCTTCATCCGGGCCGGTGGGATCCTCACGCTCGCGGACTACAAGCTCCTCGACGACGTGGAGATCGAGGCGTTCGTGCAGTCCCGCCGCGTCATCGACTTCGAGCGGGCCCTCCTTCAGAACGGGATCGCGCAGGGGGCTCCCGCGAACGAGCTCCTCCAGTTCGTGGATCCCCCGGCAGCCGCCAAACTCGCGCTCGACGGCGCCCTGAAGGCGATGGCCGCGAAGATGAACTCGGCGACTTTCGCCAGGGAGGCGAAGCCGTGAACCCCTGGCAGGATACCCAGCAGGTCCGGTACATCCTCCGGGCCTACACCTGGCCGGAAGCGGGAGGCCAGAAGGTCTTCGGCTCCGTCTACGTCTCCCCGCTTCCGCTCGCGCTTCTCTATCATATCTGCTCGATGCCGTGCTGCATCATCCGCGCGAAGCCCGACAAGTCGGACTCCCAGCTCCCGGACTACTTCGATTTCCCGATGGAGCTGGAATACGCGGTTCAGGTCGCCGGCGATCCACGTATGGAGAATACCGTCCTCGGAGCGAATCGTATCTCGGGTGCCGCGGGGTCGAGCGGGAAGGGAATCCAGGAAGTCGGCGAGGTCCTCTCGAGCGCCGTCGGCAAACTCCTCGAGACGAGCGGGATCAAGATCGTCGGCCGCCAGGATGCCGACGAGGATATCCTCCCCCTTGAGACGACCGGCTATGTCGTCTCGCGCAAGATGCGGCTCCTCCTTCGGTGCGCGAAGGCTCGGTACTATCATCCGCCCCTCCGGACCGTCGCCATCGTCGCCGGGGCGAACGTCACGTTCACCTGGGGGGATCCTCCGGACCGCTTCGACCGTACGGCCTCCTCGCGCATCCGTATCCGCCGGGCCGCTGGGGCCGTCGCGCCGGCGACCGTGACGGACGGGGCCCAGGTCGCGGATGTCCTGATCGGAGTCCAGACCTACGTCGACGCCCCCGGGGCCGGCGCGTGGTCGTACTCCCTCTTCGCCGGCTACGACGAGTACGGCCTCGGCACCATCGGTCGCTGGAGCGAAGGGACCGCGACGGAGGAAGGCATCAAGGCGACGGTGAACGTATGAACGACGCGGGCGCCGGCGACGAGGTGGTCGTCCGAGTCAAGCTCGACGGCTCGGCCGCCAAGCAGGAACTCAAGAGCATCGAGAGCCAGACGAAGCAGACGTTCGGGATGGCCTCGAAGCTCTCAACTGCGGCCCTCGGCTACTTCTTCGGCGGCATCGCGAGACAGGCGACGGGCGAGATGATGGCCTACGGGGATATCATCGGGCGCTCGACACCGATCGGGAGGGTTGCCAGCGAATACTGGGCGCAGAAGGGCGCGCAGCGGACGGCCATGGAGCGGACGGCCGACGCCTTCGGCCTCGCGGGCAAAGCGGCAGATGAGCAGCAGATCAAGGGAGTCTTCGGGGCGTTCAAGCAAATCGAGGAACTCCGGGCGTCCTCGCGGGA